CGAGGTTATAGAGGTTATTCAATGAATCGTCCAGATAAAACAATGTATAAATTATCTGTAGCTGAAAAAGAAATAGGCGGTATACCTAATTCTAGTGAAGATGTAAAACAAGCTCATGCAGCTGCAATTGAATCCTATATTGAAAGTTTTGTAGGTTACAATAATGAACAATATGGATCAATGTATTTTCAAAGAACATTAGAAGATTGGGCTGCTTTTGATATAAATAATAGAACTAAACATGATGCTTCAATAAGTTCAGGTTTAGCTATTATGGCTTGCAATAAAAATAAATATAGACCAGTAGCTGAAGTTATTAAAGAAAAAGTAAATTTAAATTTTTCTAAATACGATAATAAAGGTTATAAATCAAAAATAATAATAAATGATTAATACAAGTACTAATAGTTCATTTCCAAGTCAGGTGGTACCTGTTGCGGAAAAGCTTAGTTGGGAATATGGCTTAAAAGTAGGGCAAGCTATTGAATATGAGTGGTTTAGAGGTGGAAGAATAAACAGTGGCAAATGGCATACTGGTTATCAAAACTTTAACAGATTAAGATTATATGCCCGTGGTGAACAATCTGTACAAAAATATAAAGATGAGTTATCAATTAATGGTGACTTAAGCTATTTAAATTTAGACTGGAAGCCAGTGCCTATTATACCTAAATTTGTAGATATTGTAGTTAATGGTATATCAGCTAAAAATTATGATATAAAAGCTTTTGCTCAAGATCCGTTTTCAACAAAACAGAGAACTAACTATGCAAACTCTATTATGCGAGATATGATGAGTAAACCATTGTTAGATAGCATAAAACAAAATTTAGGAGTTGATATATATAGCTCACTTGATCCAGCTAACTTACCTCAAAACAAAGAGGAGTTAGAAGTTCATATGCAATTAAATTACAAACAATCAGTTGAAATAGCTGAAGAAGAAGTAATTAATAATGTATTAGATTTTAATAAATACGAATTAACTAAAAAAAGATTAGTTGAAGATATAGTTACTATAGGTATAGGAGCTGTTAAAACTAGTTTTAATAAATCTGAAGGTGTTGTTATAGATTATGTAAATCCTGCTAATATGGTTTGGTCATATACTAATGACCCAAATTTTCAAGATATATATTATGTAGGTGAAATAAAATCAATAACTCTTGCTGAATTAAAAAAGGAATTTCCTAATTTAACTAATGAAGATTTAAAAATGATTCAAAAATATCCTGGTAGAGAAGGATATCAAAAAGGACCTTACAATAATGATTTAGTACAAATTATGTATTTTGAATACAAAACTTATATAGATCAAGTATTTAAATTAAAGCATACAGAACAAGGATTAGAAAAAGCATTAGAAAAACCTGACTTTTTTAACCCACCACCAAGTGATAATTTTGATAGAGTTTCAAGATCAATTGAAGTATTATTTAGCGGTGCTAAAGTTTTAGGTGTAGAGCAAATGTTAAGATGGGAAATGGCAACTAATATGACCAGACCTAAAAGTGATTTAACAAAAGTTAACATGAACTATAACATTGTAGCTCCTCATATGTATCAAGGTAGAATTGATTCATTAGTAAATCGTATTACAGGATTTGCTGATATGATTCAATTAACATCTTTAAAATTACAACAAGTAATTGCAAGAATGGTACCAGATGGTGTATTTGTAGATGTGGATGGTTTAGCAGAAGTTGATTTAGGTAATGGTACTAATTACAATCCGCAAGAAGCTTTAAACATGTACTTCCAAACAGGTAGTATAGTTGGTAGATCTTTAACTCAAGATGGCGATCCAAATAGAGGTAAAGTACCTATTCAAGAATTACAAACATCGAGCGCCAACGGTAAAATAGCTTCTTTAATTAATACTTATCAGTATTATTTACAAATGATAAGAGATGTTACTGGCCTTAATGAAGCAAGAGATGGTAGTATGCCAGATAAAGATGCTTTAGTTGGTTTACAAAAAATGGCGGCTAATGCTTCAAATACGGCTACTAAACACATTTTAAATGCTGCACTATATTTAACTGTAAAAACTTGTGAAAATATATCACTTAGAGTTTCAGATATGTTAGATTTTGAATTAACTAATGATTCATTAAAAGCAAGTATAGGTAAATTTAATGTAGCAACTTTAAAAGAAATAGATAATTTACATCTTTATGACTTTGGTGTATTTTTAGAATTAGAACCAGAGGAAGAAGAAAAAGCTATGCTTGAACAAAATATTCAAATGGCTTTACAGCAAAATCAAATATTTCTTGAAGATGCTATTGACATTAGAGAAATTAAAAATTTACAATTAGCTAATCAAGTTTTAAAATATAAGAGAATGAAAAAACAGCAAGCTGACCAGCAAGCTCAGATGGCTAATATTCAAGCTCAAGCAGATTCTAATGCTGAAGCAGCAGAAAGAGCAGCAATGTCTGATGTTCAAAAAGCTGAAGCCCTTAACGAAACTAATGTTCAATTTGAAAAAGCTAAAGCTGATTTTGAAATTCAAAAAATGCAAACAGCTGCTGAAATTGAAAGAGAACAAATGGCTCAGCAATTTGAATATGATCTTAAACTTAAGCAGGCTGAACTTACTGCACAAAAAGCTAAAGAAAAAGAAATAGAAGATAGAAAAGACGAAAGAACAAGAATACAAGCAACACAACAATCTCAAATGATAAATCAAAGAAAAAATGATTTATTGCCAACAGATTTTGAACAACAAAATTTAGGAATAGACGAAATATCCTAAAATTATTAATTATTATTATATTATATTATGTCAGAAACAAAAGAAAAAGCTGGAAAGCTTAAGGTTAAAAAACCTAAAAAACTAGTAAAAAATGATGAACCTATAAAAGTAGATTTATCAAAACCAGTTGAAAAAACTGAAGAAAAAGTAGAACAACAAGATGCCATTCAAGAGCCAAAAACAGAAACAATACCTGATGATAAACCATCCGGAGATATACCGGAGGTGGAAGTTAAAGGAGGAGAATCCGATAAAGAGCCCAATGCCCCTGTTGAATCTAAAGAAGAAGAAAAAGAAGAAAAACCGATAATAGAAGAAGTAGTAGAAGAGCCTGAAAAGGAAGAAGAAAAAGAAGAAGTTATTGAAATCGGTGAGAAAATGGTACAAGAGTCTAACAGACCAACGGCTGTTATATCTGATGAAGTACCAAAAGAAAATATACCTACGTTACCAGAAAATATTATTAAAGTTGTAGACTTTATGAATGAAACTGGTGGAACATTAGAAGATTATGTAAGATTAAATCATGATTATTCAAACGTAGACAATGATACTTTATTAAGAGAGTATTATAAGCAAACGAAATCACATTTAAATTCTGAAGAAATTAACTTTTTAATTGAAGATAATTTTTCTTGGGATGAGGATGTAGATGAACCGCGAGAAGTGCGTAAAGCACAACTTGCATACAAAGAAGAGGTTGCAAAAGCTAAACAGCATTTAGAAGGTTTGAAAAACCAATATTACCAGGAAATTAAGTTAAGACCTGGGGTTACTCAAGACCAACAAAAAGCTATGGACTTTTTCAATCGCTACAATGAAGAACAGAAAGTAGCAGAACAGCAACATGAAGCGTTCAAATCTAACACTAAAGATTATTTTGGTCCCGAGTTCAAAGGTTTTGATTTTTCGGTAGGAGAAAAAAAGTTTAGATATGGAATTAAAAACGTTAATGATGTAGCTGATAATCAATCAAATATTTCCAACACCATTAAGAAGTTCTTAGACAAGGAAGGGAATGTTACAGACATAAAAGGTTATCATAAAGCTATGTATGCTGCTAATAATGCTGATACTATAGCACAACATTTTTATGAGCAAGGCAAAGCTGATGCAATTAAAGATTTAAGTGCAAAATCTAAAAATATAAATACAGAACCTAGAACAAGTAATCCAGGTGATGTATTTGTTGGAGGATTAAAAGTTAAGTCAATTAGCGGTATGGATTCTTCAAAACTTAAAATTAAAACACGTAAATTTAACTAAAAATTTTAAATTATTATGGGATCAATTTCTCCTGTGTTTGGAAGTATAGTACCTTCTCAAGCACAACAAACGTTACAAAGTAACTACTTAGCTTTCAATGGTGGAGCTAATGACTTTGCTCAACAATATCTCCCTGAGATCTATGAGCAAGAAGTCGAAAGATATGGAAACAGAACATTAGGTGGTTTCCTTAGAATGGTTGGCGCTGAAATGCCAATGACATCTGATCAGGTTATCTGGTCTGAACAAAACAGATTACACATTTCTTATACAGGTGTAACTGGACCTGGAGCTGGTTTAGCTGTGTTTAATGTACCAACAAACGGTACTACTATTCAAAACGCTATCGCTCCTAATGACACTATCGTTGTTATGAACCCTGATTCTGGTGTAGTATTAAAAGGTATTGTTGGTGCAACTGCAGCTGGTGCAGGTACAACAACTAACGTAACAGCGTATCCTTTTACTGCTGCTAACTGGGACGGATTGTTCACAGGTGGTGCTGCTGCAACGAACCTTAAAATATTTGTTTATGGTTCATTATTTGCAAAAGGAACTAACAGTGGATCTTTTTCTGTAGAACCTCAATTTACACAATATTCTAATCAGCCGATTATTATCAAAGATAGATATGCTATCAATGGTTCTGATATGGCTCAAATTGGTTGGGTTGAAGTAGCTACTGAAGATGGAACTTCTGGATACCTATGGTACTTAAAATCTGAGTCTGAAACAAGACTAAGATTTGATGATTATTTAGAAATGGCAATGGTAGAAGGTGAATTAGCTTCTGGTGCTGGTGGTGTGAGCTTTGCTGCTCAAGCTGCTAACGTACCTGGTTTCTCAGCTACTATTAATGCTCACGGTTCTGAAGGTTTATTTGCTGCTATCTCTGCAAGAGGTAACGTATTTAGCGGATTTGCTGGTGCAACTGGTATTTCTGATTTTGACTCAGTACTTAAAAATCTTGATACTCAAGGTGCAATAGAAGAAAATATGCTATTCTTAAATAGAGATATGGATTTAGAATTCGACGACATGCTAGGACAAATTTCTGCAGGTGGTCTAGGCGGTGTTGCTTATGGTTTATTTGAAAACTCTGAGGACATGGCATTAAATCTTGGTTTTTCTGGTTTCAGAAGAGGTTCTTATGACTTCTATAAAACATCATGGAAATACTTAAACGACGCTTCTACAAGAGGTGCTGTTGCAGTAAATAATATCGACGGTGTTCTTATCCCTGCTGGAACTTCAACTGTTTATGACCAAATTCTTGGTACAAACATTAGAAGACCTTTCTTGCATGTAAGATATAGAGCTTCTCAAGCTGACGACAGAAGATACAAAAACTGGATCACTGGTACTGCTGGTGGTGCTTATACTTCTGAAGTTGATGAGATGGTAGTTAACTTCTTATCTGAAAGATGTTTAGTTACTCAAGCTGCGAACAACTTTGTGTTATTCCAAAACTAAGATTATTTTTATTAAAAGTGTTAGGTGCTTCGGCACCTAGCCTTTTATTTTATTAAATTATTATATTATATTATATTATGGCAAAACAAAAACAAGAAGAAGTATTGGTTAAAGAACCAGTACAAGTAAAAAAAGTAGAGGTTAAACAACCTCAAAAACCTAAATGGGAAATTAAAGATAGAACTTATCTTTTACTGCACGATCAGTCTCCATTAACATATAGGTTAGCATCTAGACATTCTACAAGATATCCTTTATTATGGTTTGATGCAGAAAAAAACGAACAAAGAGAATTAAGATATGCAACTAATCAAAATTCACCATTTGTAGATGAACAAAAAGGTGAAGCAACAATGGGGCATATTGTATTTGATGACGGTGTATTAACCGTACCAAAAGAACAACAAAACTTACAAAAACTTTTATCTTTATATCATCCAAGATTAGGATCAACATACAGAGAGTTTGAACCAACTGTTGTTGCTGAAAATGAAGTTGAGGAAATACATGCAGAAATAGAAGCTTTAATGTTTGCTAAGCAATTAGACATTGATCATGCTGAAGCAATATTAAGAGTAGAAAAAGGATCTTCTGTTTCTAGTATGAGCTCAAAAGAAATTAAAAGAGATTTACTTTTAATGGCTAAGAAAAATCCTTATGCTTTTATGGCAATAGCTAATGATGAAAACGTAGGTTTAAGAAACACAGCAATTGTAGCTGTTGAACAAGGAATTTTAAAATTATCACAAGATCAAAGAACTTTCCATTGGGCTTCTAATGATAGAAAACTAATGACAGTTCCTTTTGATGAAAATCCTTATTCAGCTATGGCAGCTTGGTTTAAAACCGACGAAGGAGTAGAAGTTTATAAGACTATAAATAAAAAGTTACAATAATACGTAACTATAATTATAATAGCGGGTCACTACAGTGGCCCAGCTGTTATTCACATAAAATATTAAAATGGCAATAAACGTAAACACTGTATATCAAACCGTTTTATTAATACTAAACAAAGAACAAAGAGGTTATATGACACCTTTGGAATTTAATAAAATAGGTGCTCAATCACAACTTGAAATATTTGAAACATATTTTGATAGTTTAAATCAGCAGTTACGTGTACCGCAAGCAAACACAGATTACGCTGATAGAGTCGTAAATCTTGATGAAAAAATCTCTATATTTAAAGATTATGGAAACGCTACATCAGTATCTTCAAGTAACGTTTTTAATTTACCTACTCAATATTCAGGAACTTCTTCCGCAACACAACAATTTACAGCTGTAAACCCTGGTTTAGCATACACGCTAACTGGAGATGCTTTAGCATTATCTAATGCTGGCGCTATTACAAATGTTTTTGTAAATGGCGTTGAATTAGCATCAACAGCATATAGTTTAAGTGGGGCAACACTAACATTAAGTAGTCAACCAACAGCTGGTCAACTTATAATTATAAATCTTTATCCAAAAGAATTTTATAGATTAGGTCAAGTATTATATCAAGTGGGTGCTTTATCAACTGAAGAATTACAAAGAGTTGACAGAGGTGAATTATATCATTTATTAAGTTCTAATTTAACTAAACCTACTACTACCAATCCTATTTATACATACGAAAATAATCAGCTTACAGTTTACCCTACTAGTATAACTAGCGGATTATCAACAAGTTATATAAGAAAACCTATACCACCTATTTGGGCTTTTACTTCAGGATCTCAATATGTATTTCAACCAACTTCATCTTGTAATTTTGAATTACATCCTGCTGAACAAATAGAATTAATATTAAAAATATTATTATATGCTGGAGTTGTAATTAAAAATCAAGAAGTAATACAAGTTGCAGCTGCCCAAATTCAACAAGAAAATATAAATCAAAAAAGTTAATAAATTATGCCTATACCTAATGGTGGTTTAATCACCGAAACTAACAGACAATATTACGCAGGCGCAGAACAATTTTCTATCACAAGCACAGGTGTTGGTCAAACTTTTACTAGCACATTTGAAACTAATTTAACTTTTGGTAGTTCTGATCCTTCAGCAACAGGCTATGGTTTAAATAACTTTAAAGTTTATACAAGTCCTGATGCGAATGCATGGACTGAATTAACTCCTACTGCTACAGCTACAACAGGCGCTGCATTAGCTGCCGCTGGTAGTAACGTAACAGGCCAAAAAGTAGTAAGTATAAATCCAGGTAATAACAATATATTAGCTGGTATGTCAGTTTTAAAAGCTGATGGAACTTTAATAGGAGTTATACAAACAATAAATAGTAATGCTAATTTTACATGTGTAGATAATTTAGCTGCTAATATTACAGACGCAACCACTATAACTTTTAGGTTTGCAAGCCCTTGGAGTGAAGCAAATAATATAGTAACTGTAAATTCTAGTTTAACATCCGGTAATTATCTTAAAATTCAAATGAATGAAGATACATTATGGGACATGCACGGAAGTTATGAATATACTAAATTAGATGATGTTATTAATAATTTTTTAATAGCTTATGTAGGGCCTGGAAAATTAATACCTAGTGTAAAAAGAACAGATGTTATATTCCATGCAAAACGTGGATTACAAGAATTTAGTTATGATACATTAAAAAGTGTAAGATCACAAGAATTAACTATTCCACAAAGTTTATCTCTTGTAATACCTCAAGACTATGTTAATTATGTAAGACTTTCTTATGTAGATAACATGGGTGTACAACATACAATATTTCCAGCTAATGAATTAACATTAAGACCTTATGCTACACCTACACAAGACAATGATGGTTTACCTACTCAAGATGCCAATAATTCAAATATAGACGGCACATCACAAACTACAGTAAAATGGGATGCTAATAATCCAAGAAAAATTAGTGGTGCTTATATTAATGATTATTCTATTGCTGATGTTTATTGGACTAGTTATTATGATGGGGCTTTAGGCCAAAGATATGGATTAAATCCTGAAACAAGCCAAAGAAATGGCTGGTTTATAATTGATGATAGAAAAGGTTTGTTTGCTTTTTCAAGCAATTTAAAAGAAAAATTAATAATATTAGAATATATATCAGATGGTAATGCTTATGATTTAGATTTAAGAATACCTAAAATGGCAGAAGAAGCTTTATATGCTCATATATTATATTCTATATTATCTACAAGTGTAGGAATACAAGAATACATCGTTCAAAGATTTAAAAAAGAACGAAGCGCTAAATTAAGAAATGCTAAAATTAGATTATCTAATATTAAACTTGATCAAATAGTTCAAGTAATGAGGAATAAATCTAAGTGGATTAAATACTAAATATGGCTGAAATTAAAAATAGTTTCTTAAAATCCAAGATGAATAAAGACTTGGATGATAGACTAGTACCTAATGGTGAATATCGTGACGCAGAAAATATATCTGTAGGTAAATCAGAAGCTGATGATATTGGTGCGTTAGAAAATGTATTAGGTAATGCGTTAGTGCCGGATACAAATTTAGGTATAAATAATCTAGAAATTATTGGTCATTACGAAGACGATAATAATAATACTATATATTTATTTTTAACAGATAACAGTGCTAATCATTTTATATATAAATATAACAATGGTAATTATACTAAATTAGTTGAAGGTACTTTTTTAAATTTTAACACATCAAACCCTATATCAGGTGTAAACTTAGTTGAAAACTTATTATTCTTTACAGATAATAGAAATCAACCTAGAAAAATAAACGTAAGTAAAACATTAGGTTATTATACTAAAGAAAACCAAATATCGGTTGCTAAATATAACCCGTATGATCCTATAACATTACTAAAATCTGTAGAAATTACAGGAGCTACTTCATCTGGCGTAACAATAACATTAGCCTCGTCTAATGCTAACATTAAAAAAGGCATGTTACTTATTGTTAAACAGTCTAATGGTTCTATTAAAATACCTGCTTCAGAATATTTATATGTAGTAAACGTGGTTGGAACAGCTGTAACGTTAAATGCGGCACCAAGTTCTGCTATTATTGCTAGTGATGTAATTACATTTTTAGCTACTACAATGACTGGTAAAGACATTACTTTTGATTTTAATGCTGGTGCTGATTGGCCTGGTGATCCAGATTTTTTAGAAGATTTATTTGTAAGATTTAGCTATAGATTTAAATTTGATGACGAAGAATATTCGTTAATGGCACCATTTACTCAACCGGCTTTTATACCTCAACAAAAAGGTTATTTTTTAGATGGTGATGAAGATGCTGCGTATAGAAGTACTATACTTGATTTTATGCAAAATGGCGTACAAAACGTACAATTAATTATACCATTACCAGATATACAAGAAAACTTAGGTAATGAAAATGATGATACATATAAAATAACAGCAATAGATATATTATATAAAGAATCAGATGCTAGAGCAGTTAAAGTATTAGACACTGTAAAAACAAGTGATTTTTCACCAACAACAAGTGGTATAAGCACCTACACATATGATTATCAATCAAGAAAACCATATAAAACTTTACCAGAAAGACAAACTATAAGAGTTTATGATAAAGTACCAGTAAGAGCTTTAAGTCAAGAAATAGCAGGTAACAGGGTAATATATGGTAATTTTCAAAGTCAGCACACGCCACCTTCATCATTAAATTATAATGTAGGTGCAAACGCAAAAAGCGCAACAGCTTTTACTACATGGGCAGAATACCCTAATCATACATTAAAACAAAATAGAAACTATCAAGTAGGTTTTATTTTAGCAGATAAATTTGGTAGACAATCATCTGTTATATTATCATCAGTTGATGATGGTGTTAGTGTAGGTGGTTCGTTTTTTGGTGGTTCTACTTTTTATCATCCATATAGATCAAGTACACAAAATTTAAAAGAGTGGTTTGGTGATGCTTTAAAAGTTGTAATAAACACAGCTATAACTAGTTCACCTGATAGTTTAACAGGTACCCCAGGTTTATATGCTGATCAAATAGGTAATGGATTTAACACAACTGGTGTTGCGACAACAATAGTAGGTAATACATTTACATTTACTTTAGCTGCAAACCAAACAGATATTCCAGTTGTTAACTCTTATTTAAGAGGTGAATATACTGATTTTGTAAAAGTTACAAATGTTTCTAATGTAGGTAGTGCTTATACAATTACAACAGATGGTGAAGTAAATAATTTTTTATATTTATCAAATAATAATAATCCAGATGTTAAATTTGCTTATAATCTTAACAATCCTTTAGGTTGGTATTCCTATAAAATAGTTGTTAAACAACAAGAACAAGATTATTATAACTGTTATTTTCCAGGGTTTTTAGATGGATATCCTGGACAAAGTACTGTTACATTTCCTACTAATGAAGATGGTAAAACAGGACATGTTGTATTATTAAATGATAATATAAATAAGGTACCTAGAGATTTATCAGAAGTTGGACCAGAACAAAAACAATTCAGAAGTTCTGTAAGATTATACGGTAGAGTAAATAATACGGTTGCAGATAATTTACAGTTTTTCCCTGTAAATATTAGTGGTACTCAAATACTACCATTATCTATGACAGCTGATACTATAGCTGATGCTGATGATTTAAAAATGGCAACAACTGATATAACTACACCAACTAATTTTTATCAAATAGATACAAATCCTTTAATTGCTAGGTTAGCAACATTAAACTCAGGAACTACTACAATAGGTATAACAGACGCTACAATGGTTCCACAATTATCTGTAGCAGAAACTGAACCAGATGAAACACTATTACAATTGTTTTATGAAACATCTACAGCTGGTTTAATATCAGATTTAAATGCAGATATTAATACAGGTTTTAATGGTGTATCAGCTTTATCAGCTTTATCATATTCACAAGATGAAAGTATGGCAGCATCTACAAATGTAACTGCTGTATTTTATCCACAAAATAATCAAGGTAGTAATTTTGCTAATACAGATATAGCGGCTGGTTATCCTATAATGACAGTAACTGACGGAACAAGCGCTAATAGAACTAGTGATTTTAGTTTAATAACATCAGGTACGGGTTATAGACTACAAACAGCTAATAATCAATTTGTATATGGATCAGATGGTTCAACTAAAGAAGTTTATACAATTGAGTTTCAATGGAAAACTAACGCTGGTGATGAAAGTACAACAACATCTTCAGGATTATTAGATAATATTGCTCCTGTGTTTGCAGCTGGTTCAAGTTTACCAGATGTAACAGTTAGTGCTTCAGCAACTAGTGTTGTAACTAGAAACGGGTTTAATGGATCTGCAAGTAATAACGCAGATGATTTAAAATATAGTATTACAGCAGGTAATACAGGAAGTTATTTTAGTATAAATTCAACGACTGGAGCAATAACTAAATCAAGTTCTACACCTATTGGTGTATATACTTTAACATTAAAAATAGAAGACGCTGTATCAGGTGGTGTTGCGCAAACTGGTAGTTTAAGCGTAAGTAAAACACAAAAAATTACTGTAGGAGCTAACGCTGTTAATAGTGGTGTTATTTCTAGTTGTTTAGCTTCAGGTGTTGTAAGTGCTGGAATACCAGCTACACAACAAAGTGTTATACCAAATACAACAAACAGTAGTAATGTAATAAATGCTGTATGGTATTTATCTGATAATACTCTTTCTGGAAGTGATTTTCCAATTGTACCAGATACTAATACCGGTAATTCTAATTTTACTAATAAACTAGGTAGCGCTTTAACTCAAGGAACAGTTGTTTTTCAGTGTAATATGCAACAATCATTTACAAACAATAGTGGTGGAATGAGTTTTACTTTATCATACCTAGACTGGGTTGTTTATCATAGAACAAATTCGTCAAGTAGTTGGTCTCAAATAAATGATGTTAATAATAGTAACATCTTAGCTGATGTTGAGTTATTAAATAATAGTTTTAATTCAACTAAATATGCTTCAACTGCTTTTGCTTTTGATCAACCAGGCGAATATGCTATTATAGCTAAAGACGCATATGTACATCAAGCTCAAATATATGCTGACTCTTTATGTTTATGGGTTAACTCTAACGATCTTTATTATAGTACATGTGTTGTAGAGGATGGTAGCAATGTTACAAGTGGAGCAAGTCCTAAATATTATTCATATCATTTAGGTTCAAACGGTGCTTCTTATAACATATGTGGTAATACGGGAAACACGTTGAGATATGCTCCGATGCCTTATGCTCAGTATGTAGACTTATTTTATACAGATACTAGTTTAGCAAATCCTTGGACTAGCGCTACAATAGGTTCAACATTTCCTGCTTTTTATAGTTTTACTACACAGTCAGGACAACCGTTTGATCAAATAAGAATTAATGCAAAATTCAATACTAGCGGTATAAAAATAAGCGGTGATAATACTACGTGTAGTGATACATATGCAAGAGGCTGTATATCAGGTAACACTTCTTGTGCTAGACCAGTTCCAGGATCTGTAGGCTGGGTGTAATAATGATAAAAAATAAGTGATAATAAAAGAACATGGGAGCTACTTTAGAATTAAAATATTTTAACTCATATTGGTTGAAGAAAATATCTAGCATTGTAGATGCGAGTCCGCAACCTGATGCTCCGTATGAAAATGTACCATACTCTTATGCAAATGATAATGCTACCGATTGGTTTATTGAAGAAGCTAGAATAAGAGGTGGTTATAATAATACTATAACTGATTTAGGTGTTAAGGCTCATATTGTAGAAGATAATCCTAATAATCAAAATAGATTTAATACACTTATACACTCAGGTGTGTTTAATTCAAGAACAGGTATAAACCAAACAAACGAGTTTTCAGTAGGTGAAGATATAACAAGGTCAGTTAATCCAGCAAAAGGATCAATACAAAAATTATATGCTGAAGATACAAATTTAATAATTTTCCAAGAAAATAAAGTTAATAGAGCTTTAATAGATAAAGACGCAATTTATACTGCAGAAGGTAATCCAGCTGTAACAGCATCTAATGTTGTAATAGGTCAAATAGTTCCTTATGCTGGAGAATATGGTATATCTACAGATCCATTTAGTTTTGCTGTATATGGTTATAGAAAATACTTTACAGATAGAAAAAGAGGTTGTGTACTTAGATTATCATCAGCTGGAGAAATTATAGAAATATCTGGTTATGGTATGCATGATTTTTTTAGAGATAACTTAACATCTACAGCTGTTACTAAAGTTGTAGGTGGATGGGATATGCACACTAAAAACTATATTTTATCTATACAAACAGCATCAAGTTATAATACTTTATCATTTGATGAAAGCGTACAAGGTTGGACTAGTAGATTAACATATAAACCATCTTGGGTATTTAGTTTATCATCTACGTTTTTTACGACTAATACAGGTAAATTATACCAACATTATGGATCTGCACCTTACTGTAGTTTTTATGGGGTAGTTTCAGATTCAACAGTAACAGTAGTTTTAAATGCTCAGCCATCAACAGTTAAAGTATTTCAAACAATAAATTATGAAGGTAGTGAAGATTGGACAGTAAGTTCTCTTGATGCAAGTTCGGGCGATACAGCATTGGTTCCAGTATCAAAATATATATTACCAACATCATTAACAGATTTTTCTAATGAACTATTTACTAATAGTTTTAAAAGAAAAGAAAATAAATATTTTGCAAATATACTTAATAATTCTTCTGCTACAGCAGGTGAAGTAATATTTGGAAACAATATGACTGGTATTAAAGGATTTTTTAGTACAGTTAAGTTTAGTTTAAATAACACACAAAACAAAAGAAAAGAATTATTCGCAGTATCTAGTGATACTGTTGAGTCATCATATTAATTAAAATTATGGGATTATTTAGTGCATTAGGAGGTATAGTTTCAAGTTTTATAGCCAAAGGAGCTGCAAAAAGAGCTCAAAGAAGAGCTGCAGATGATAGAAGATCAGCGGAAAAAAAGTTAGCAGCTATAAAACGTCAACCAATTATAAATCCTTACGATAACGTAAAAGACCTTAGCTCATTAGCTAAAGATTTATCAGGTAAATTATCAAATCCATTTGCAAGTTTAGGTGTATCTACTGCAGCTGCTGAAATACAGATTGAAGAAGCTGATATAGCATTAGCAAATACATTAGATACATTAAGAGCTACAGGCGCAAGCGCAGGAGGTGCAACTGCCTTAGCACAAGCCGCTTTACAAAGTAAAAAAGGTGTTGCTGCAAGTATTGAACAACAAGAAGCTCAAAATGAAAAACTTAGGGCTCAAGGCCAACAACAATTAGAAAGATTACAATTAGCTGAAGGGCAAAGAATTCAAGGTATACAAATATCTGAAGGCGCTAGAGAACAAGAAGCCACTGCAGCAGGTAGAGCATTTGCGTTTAACGCTAAAGAAAGAAGACAGCAAGATTCTATAGATTATTTAAGAGGTGAAAAAGATGCTGCTAAATATAGGGAAATTGGAGCAGCTTATAGAAAATCTCAAGCTATTGGTAATATAGCAAGTAGTGTTGGCGGATTAGCTGATTCTGTGGCGAGTGCTGGAATGTTTGGTATCACAGGTGGAATTCAAAAAGCAGCTGGAGGACCTTAATAAAATTTAAAACATGGGATTAAAAGAAAAACTTTTAGAAAATAAACGTCTTAACGAAGAAAATCAGCAAAAGGTAGCTGAGCAACAATCAAGGTTAAGTTATGAATTAGGGTATAGCGATACAACAGATTATGATGTAAATTACTCTGTTTTATATGATCCATTTGTTAAAGTATATGCTGACATACAATTAAAATTGCAAAACAATACTAGCGAAAATCCTGCTTATGATAGAAAATATGCTAATGATATTGTAAACAGTGTTCAAGTAATAACAACTGCTTTAGAAAATATTTTATCTAATACAGAAGTGTGGGAAAGTGCAGTTATAAACGCTGGTTTAATGGGTGGTGTAGATTTGATGGGTACACCCAATAGTCGATATAGAGCTATGAATGTTCTTTCTGATAACATTAAAGGCATAATTGAAATACATGCTGAAAATGGCAACATAAACCAACTAGCCTGGGATATTTATGATGAAGATGGTTTTGTAGAAAAAATATATTTAAATAAATTAAATTTACTATCTGAAAAGCAAGATATGTACGTATCTATACCTGATGTAAGTAAACAAAACATGGATTTTAAAATGTTAGCTTCTAATATATTCGAGCAAGAACAAATGGGCACAGATACGCCTGTTTTAACCGGAGGTGTTACAGAAACTTTCAGAAAAAAAGATAAACAAGGCCAAATAGAAATAGATTCTAAAGACCTTGGGGATAACATGGTTCAAGATTTTTATATAGTTGATAAAGAAACAATATCTAATAATCAAGTTTTTAATTTAGAAATGAATAAAATAGCGCAAGGTATATTAGCCATGAATGAAAGTTATGATCAACCCATAGCTTTTAATAATAATATATTAGCACAAGTAACAGATCATTATTTAAAACCTGCTTTTGCTTTAAATAAAAATCAACAAAACAGGTTTGTAGAAGATTATAAAAAATGGTTTTTGGAAACAGAAATACCTAATAAATTTCCTTTAGGAGAGCCAAAACCAAAAAATGTAGAACTACCACAAAACGAAATAGTAGAAGAACAAGTACAGGAAGAAGTAGTTTTACCATAAGTATATAATTATGTGGGAATTAAACGGGCAACAATTTTCTCTAGAACAAATAGAAGCTATACTTAATAAAGAAAAGTATAAAGGCAGTGTAGATGATTTTATTGCTGAAAGAGGTTATACAAAAATTAGTCAACCTAAAGCTATTGAAGAAGATGTTAAAATAAAAACTTATAATCCTAAAGTAAAGTTTAATGAAAATGAGCAAAATATTTTAAATAACTTTAATAATATTCCTAATACAATAAGTCAAGAAGAAGTTAAAGAATTTGTAATAAACAAAAAAAGAAAAAAGTTTGAACAGGTCGATAAAATAATGGATCCTTTATCTGTTAATTACAGTATAGATAATGTTAATAAAGTATTAAAACAAAACAATATTACTTAT